TTGGCTTTTGATCGTAATCATTCAACAGGAAAATCCAGAGGATTATTGTGTGCAAATTGCAATAGAATGTTAGGATTTTGTAAAGATGATCTTAATATTTTAAAAAACGCATTAGTTTATTTTAAGAAACATAATGAAATTAAAAACTGAATGGACGAAAAAAGATGAATAAAACTGAACATGGAAAAGATGAATGTATTTATATGTTATATCGAGTAGCTAAAAAACTTCTTAAAAGGGAAGAGGAACGTTGTGATACAAATTATAGCGATTTTCTTATGTTCCAAGAATTCAGACATGCTATTAAAATTTTTGATAGGTTAGTTTGTGGTTATGCAGAACGATATGAAAATGAAATTAAAAACGGAGTAAACAAAAAGTGAGTCAAAGTGAAGTCGAAACGAAAGACGAAATTTATGAGTTATACCGATTTGCTAGAAAAATCATTGAACGATGTGAAAAAGATCATGCCGACGAGTTAAAACATTTTAAAGACGCAGTTGAGATGTTTGATAGCTTGGGTCGCGGCTATGCTGAACGATATGAAAAGGAAAAAAATGATGATTTGCGGGGATTAAATGAATAGAAAAACAGAGTTAGATTTTAGAAATCAAGCACTAAAAAACAATATTCATTTTTGGAAAGTGCATGATTGTTCTATTTGTGGATATGGATGCGGATATATTTTTTTTAATGAAGGTTGGCCGGAAGTAGTCTATGACTCGGGCTGCGATTGTACACGTCGTTATATTAAAGAAAAAAGTACGTGGGACAGTGTTTCGACTTATTACAACATGCAACGCAATGAGAATGTAATTAAAGAAATGGATGAATTTTGGAGGTTTACGAAATGAAATGCAAAATATATTTTTGCTTAGGATGCAACAAAATTTGCGGGGATGAATGATGACAAGCTGGATATTAGCTAGTATTTGCACTTTAGGAATAGGATTGTTTGGACATTGGGATCCTTACCAATATTTTACTGCAACCTCTTTATTTGCAATTTTTTTAAGGCAAGGAAAAGGAAAATGACACAGGAATATAACACCATACTGCAAGCGAAAAAAAGTGTGAAAGCCCATATTGCATTCTTTGAATCACTACTCAAGCATTTGAACGGCACAGACAAAGCATTACGTGCACGTGCAGGATATGCAGCGTGGTGTTTACATCGGTACATCAATGATCGACTCATGGGTGAACTTCAAGCGGTTATTGAGCAGAACACGCCACCAGTTGGGAGTCAGCCTCAATGATCATGTATCGTATTAAACAGAAGCTCAGAGAATGGCATTGTCAATTATTTCATCACAAGGAAATCATCAAACCTTTTTGGATAACCAAGGCACAATATCTGGGTTGTAGAAAGTGTGATCTTTGGCGATACATTGGCGACTGTCCTATAGATTCTAATTAGGCTAATATAATTTGGATACCAATAGGAAGGCACAATGCAAAGGAGTCTGTCTGAATGGACATCGATTTACATGCCAAAGCCATACAGCTTTTGGAAAGAATAGCTAACTCCGTACATGAAAGAGACCCAAAGAACGCGAATTTAATGTGTTTTAGTACTACAGAGGTTCAGCTAGCAGAGCGATGGTTAAAAGATTTTTTGATGGAAATTATTAATGAAAAAGCCTGTAAGTTGATATGACCTACGGGCTTTTTTTGTTTCAACTATTAATTTGATTACCCTGTACGGGTGGCATCCTTGCCATTAGAATAAGGATGTAAATGTGAAGTTTGGAGACGGAGCATTTACAACTGACTTAGCAACAACCCTGACAACATCAATATTTATAGGGTTACATACACCGAAACTATAGGCATACAAGACGTATTATACATGAGATCTCCAAAAGTAAAAACTCTATATCGTCCTTTTTGCCTATATTCCACTAACAGAATTTTAGGAGAAGGAACTTATGTCACAACCAGAACGTAAACTGCACAACCCCAAATCACACGCACCAGCTATTTATATCCCATGCTGGCTTATTCAAGTACCCCATAACGAATTATCCCATTTAGCAAAAATGTTATATGGGCGACTCGCTCAATGGAGCAATACGAAAGGATATGTCAGCCGTTCAGCCCCTCAATTAAGTGTTGAAATGGGATGTCAAGTTAGAGTCATTAAGCGCGGCTTGAAAGAGTTAAGGGATGTCGGATTAATAGAAACATATCAAATAAAAAAAGGTGGCGCTAACAGTTTCATATTCCTAGACCATGAATTCATGCACCGCCCTCTTCAAGATTGTCTAGACTATTACGAGCAACATACACCCACGCCATTAAAAACCAGTGGTGCGGAAACCGCACCTGTGGATAAGTTAGTAATTGTGGATAAGTCAGGCAGACCCAGGGACAAAAATGTCACTGCCCCAGGGACAAAAATGTCACCACCTAGTGACAAAAACGTCCCCCTCAAATATAAAGAAATAAAAAAAATAAAAAAAGATAAAAGCTTTTGTGCATCTGCACAAAAAAAGCCCAAAAGCGAAAAGCCCAAAAGCGCGTGGAGGAAAGAGAATGCAAAACCTCATGATTTTGCTGAAAGCATGAATAATAAGGCTCAGAGCCAAAAGCAAATGGATAGGGAGGCTGAAAACATCGCCCGCAATGAGGTATACAAGCGGGTAGCTATGCCAGAAGAATTACGAGTGCTTATTAAAAAAATGAAATGCTGAGGTAACCATGACCACACGGATGGTGGAAGAATGCAAAAGGATGTTGTTTAAACTCGCAATTAAGCATGTGGTACCGCCCAAGTTAATTTCTGAAAGACTCTTGAGCAAAGAGGACAAAGAAGATATGTTACAAGGGCTGATATCATTTGAGACGCTGGATTGTTTTGTAGAGGCATGGAAAGAGTATCGAATGCGCAACTACGCAAATGGTACAGGAAAGCCATACGAACACTTTAGAGATTATATTAACAAAAGGGTATGGGTAAGGTAGGGTTAACATAGAAAGTGGCTAGAATCGTTAATTTACCCCATAGGATTTGATTTTTAATGTAAGGACACAGACTCAATGCAAAAAGGTACCGTAAAATGGTTTAACAATGGAAAAGGTTTTGGTTTTATTGCATCTGAAGATGGCGACTATTTCGTGCACTTCAAAGAGATTCAAGGTCAAGGGTTTAAAAGCTTGAAAGAGGGTGACCGTGTTACCTTTGAATCTGCACAGTCACCCAAAGGGCCAGTGGCGAAAAACGTCCATATTGAAAAATAGAACTTGTTATGGCATTTGACTGATGCCCTAATTTAGTATTTTATCAATCATCCGATTTGCTATTATGACAGCAATCTTTTAAATTAATAATTGCTTCTTTTGGCGTTTTACCCATTCCTAAACAATGGTGACCAGAATCAGGTGCACCATCATAATCTTCAAAAGTTGCACAATAATCTTGAGAATTGTCCGGTGTAGGATTTCCAGTTTCAGTTACTTCAATATTTCTCATATTTTTATCCTTTACCTTGTTCAAGCAATGAAATATGACCAATAACTGCAAAGCGTGCTATGCCTTCATACACATACGATTCGTTTGATTGCCTTAGTAGTTTTCCTTGGTCATCGAATATCTCATAAACCCACCCAGTATGGGGCGGATTTCTGTATATCCTAAAATTGTAAAGTCCAAACTTTTCCATTGTATTTCCTCAAATAATTAAAAAACTTCTGGTATTGAATCATCTACTAACTCCTGCATTTTGTTGTTCATGTAATCAGTGACGCATTCACGCCATACCCGGTTAAACTCAATCGCTTCGTCTTTGTCGGTAGAATTTTTAAGATATCTTGTGAGAGCAGGCAACATTCTGGTTTCCCAGTGTTTATTGTCAGGGCCTGTCGCTTCACTGGCATAGGCTTCATCATCAGCCATAATGAGGGCTGCAAATTTATGCTGTACAAAATCCGGTAAGTCATGTACATCTAAGCTATAAAAATCGCTAAGTTTATCGTATTTAGCATAGTGATCAATACATTCTTTTGAAAAACTACGTAATTGTCTGTTCATGGTCGTTATCCTTAACGTTATTGTTGACATAAACTGTTATTGGCATGCCATGTCTCACACATGAGACACCACACATCACCGTTTAGCAGCATTGGCCTTCCATTGATCCATTTGCTTTTGTCGGTACTGAATAATTCAAAGATAGTATAAACTATGGGGTGTGATATACTTCTATCGGTTGACATAATATTTCTCCTTAGTCCGAGATTGTTTGTGTTAAATGAGCTAGAGGTCTGAACACCTCTAGCTCATTTTTACTTGTAAATTTAATGACCTGCACATTTCAAGCAAATATAGCCGTATTTAACCTCTACACAATCGTCATTATCATCAATAACCTCCTCGCAATCATCGCATTCATATTCGTTATTTTGATTTATCATAGTTAAGCCCTCTTTAGAATGGCTACAATAAAACTACCGCAGCAGTTATCAACTTGGATGCCATGAAAATTTGCATCTTCGTATGGTTGAAACCAATCGCGTGAGCTATTAACAAGCCATATACCACGATAACCTAATGTGTGTTCGTTAGCTAAATGACGTGCTTCTACTTCCTCACGCGAACGACCATTTTCTGCACCATATTGATAATCTGAATCTGTAGGTTTATCTCTTTTGATTTCAACAAAACGGCGTTGGTCTGAGGGGACAAATTCGACGCAATCACTCATGCCGTCAAAGTCACCGTTGATTTGAATAAATAGTTTGCCTTCATTCTTTTTGATGAAGCTTTTAAAGGTGGTTTTCGTCATCTTTACCATTTTGTTGCCCTCACTACGTTGTTGATGCGAGCAATGTATCAATAATTGGAATGTATGTCAACAGTTGGATCATAATATTTATTAACTTATTACCTCTCACAAATCCTTGACTTTTGTGATATTGTTGATCTGCTAGCATATAGCTAACAGTTATTAATCGATTAATAATTCATTTACAGGAGTAAAAATCATGAGCGATGATGTCAAAGACTATACTTCTAGTGACAGTGAGTCTGGTAACACCCATTACAACGGCGTGCCAAGTTCTTATGGCAAGCGTGTTGACATGCAGAATAAAATGCAGCCTAAATATTGTGAGCCGGGTGCCCCTGGCGACGATATGAAGGGCGAAAAGAGAAACGAACAAGCAGGGCCGTAACTATGGCTACTCCAAAGAAAAAGCCGGAGGAAAGAAAGAAATTAGGAAGGCCCACTCTTTATACTCAAGAGTTGGCTGACCTTATTTGTCAACGTGTGGCAACTTCAACCTTTGGGCTTGCCAGACTTTGTGCGCTACACGACGACATTCCCGATAAATCAACTGTAAATCTTTGGCGTTATCAATATCCAAACTTTTCCGCCCAATACGCACAAGCTAAGCTCAAACAAGCTGATTTATTGGCAGAAGAATGCCTTGATATTGCAGACGATGGTACGAACGACTGGATGGAAAGTTTCGGTGAGGACGGTGAGGTTGGTCATAAATTAAACGGTGAACATGTACAACGTTCACGGTTACGTATTGATACGCGAAAGTTTCTGGCTGCTAAATTATTACCTAGACAATATGGCGATAAGACGGACGAAAACAAAGTAAATGATAAAACCGTTATCGGAATGCTTATTGATAAATTGGTAGAGTAAATATGTCTAATGTCGTGCCATTATTTAGGGGAATTAAAGTATTAATTTGTAGCTGCGGCAATGATAATTACTACCTACACTGCTCATCATCAAATAAGTTAACTTTGGTTTGCACTAATTGTCACTATGGAATAAGTGAATACAAAATTAGTGAGGTAACCCATGCAAATGGATGAAGCCAAGCTAATTCGAATATTGAAATCATTGCCTAGTTTTGCGAAAAACTTTCTCATTATCCATGACAAAGCCGGCGTTGAGCTTAAGTTTGTCATGAACCGCGCACAACTTTACATCCATGAACGATTAGAGGCGCAATACAAGGCCACAGGCAAAGTGCGCGCATTGATATTAAAAGGCCGACAACAGGGTGTTTCAACCTACGTGCAGGCTCGATACTTCCACAAGATTATTACGAAGCGTGGCAAACAAGCATTCATTTTGACTCATTTATCGGATGCGACACGTGCCATCTTTGGAATGACTAAACGTTATAGCGAAAATGTGGATAACCTTATTTTCCCACGTCCAGACAAAAAAAATGATAATACTCTCATGTACAACCTATTGGGGTCTGGCTATCGTGTAGGTACAGCCGGTAGTACTGAGGTTGGCCGAGGGATGACTAATCAGTATTTGCATTTGTCTGAGTATGCGTTCTACAAAGACGCTGCCAAAATCGGTATGGGATTGCTTAATACTGTCGCTGAAATGAGTGATACTGAGGTCATAAAAGAATCAACAGCAAATGGTATCGACAATGACTTTTATTCGGACTGGAAGGAAGCTAAGAACGGTAAAACAAGATATCAAGCCATCTTTGTGCCTTGGTATTGGCAAGATGAATATTCCATCGATGACCCAAACTTCAAACCGACTGAGGAAGAAAACGACTGGCTTGAGAAGTTTGGGTCAAATGGGTTGACCGCGGGGCATTTGAACTGGAGACGCATTAAGTTCCAAGATTTCAAAGGGGATGATGACCAGAAACGCAGAAAGTTTCGGCAAGAATATCCTTTTACCGATGATGAAGCATTCCTGTCATCAATTATGGACACATTCATTCATGTTGATACGGTGCAAAAGGCAAGAGTCACCAAAGTTGAAAGTGATGCGGCATTAGTTATTGGTGTTGACCCATCACGTATGGGCGATGACCGCATTGCGATTATTCGTCGCAAAGCTCGTAAGGCTTATAAGCTTGAAACACACTACAACCTAGACACCATGGAACTTGCAGGAATTGTTAAGCGTATTATCGATAACGAGAAACCAAAACGCGTTTGTATTGATTGCATTGGGATTGGTGCAGGTGTTGTGGATAGACTGCACGAACTTGGTTATGGTGATATTGTAGTAGGCGTCAATGTTGCAAGGAAACCAGAGCAACCCAAAAAGTATAGGAACACACGTGCTGAATTATGGGATAGAACACGAGACTGGTTGACGCAAGACATGCCAGTTGAGATACCCGATAGTGATGAGTTACAAACTGATTTAACCGTGTTTGGGTATAAATACGATTCAAGCGACAGATTATTGATTGAAAAAAAAGAAGATATGAAAAAGCGTGGGTGTTTGTCGCCAGATTGTGGTGAAGCCTTGATGCTTACGTTTTATGGAGGAGAATACGTTTCTGATGGCGGTTATCAGGTAAAGAAACTGCCAGCAAGACACGCAGGAAGATTGCTTTAATTGTTAATCAACAACAGATAAGTTGATAAAACAAAAGGATTTGTTATGCCTAAACTAAATGAAAAGGTTGCACGTGAAGCCCGTATTGCTTATGAGAAATTTTATCAATCGTTTAAACGAAACATTGATAATTACCATTTAATGCACGAATTTGTTCTCGGTAAACAGTGGTCGGACGAAGATCGCGAAGACATGGTAGAAACCTACAGAAAGACACCATTGACTGCCAATCAGTTAGGCACAATGGCTAATTCCTTGTTAGGTGAACAGCAGCAAAATACCCCGCAGTTACAAGTCGTACCGATGATGGGTTGCACCGAAAAGGTTGCAGCTTTACGTGAAGTCATCACCAAAGACATTATGTTTTCATCCAATGCTACCTTGACATATCAAGTGGCTGCCGGACAAGCGGCCATTGGTGGGTATGGCGCTTACTGTGTTGGTACCGACTACAACCATAGAAAATCTTTTGACCTTGATATCTGCTATTACTATTTTCATGATGCAACACGATGCTATTGGGATGTGGGTGCAGAATCTATTAGTAAAACCGATGGCACTGTGTGTGGTTACCTCTCTCGTATGACACGGCAAAAGGTTCGTGATGTCTATGGCAAAGAAGTTGAAGAAAGCATCTTGAAATCAAGCAGTATTACTCAAACAGAAGAGGAAATAGCGCTTGCCGTACAACCAGATGAATCGGGCAATCCGTTTGTGTGGGCAGATGATGATTCAATTACCATTATTGATCACTATGTGCGCAAGTTTGAAAAGGACACACTTTACAAGCTTTCAAACGGCAATGTGCTTAATCAAGAGGAAATGGACGAATTAATCGAAAAATCTAAAGAGATTAATGCCAGAAATGCAGAGCTTGAAGCGCAAATGCAACAGGTGCAAATGATGAGCGGGGGTCAACAAGGAATGAGTAACACCCAAGGTTTGGCACAGCAATTGGCACAAATGGGGCCACAAACCAATAGGACAGGCCAAGTGTATGATCCACAAGGGTTTGGAATGGACGGTGACCATGACATATTGCCTCAAGATAATGGTGTTGATGTGACACCAGGCGCACAACCAGCCGAGCAAGACGATGATGGTCGCATGATGTTGTGGCAAGACGGTGAAATGGTGCGTATTGAAGAAAAAAGACCGTCGAAGAAACACAAAATCGTTCACTACCGTATTGCTGGTGAGTATGAACTGGATAAAACAGAGTTTCCGAGTGAACAATTGCCGTTAGTTTTTGTTGATAATAACAGTTATTACGACAAGACAGGCAAACAAATTTGCCGTTCGTTCTTTGATGATTGTGAAGATACTCAACGTTACATCAATTATTTACGTACTCAATCAGCCTACATCCTGAAAGTGTCACGCTATGACCAATGGATTGGCCCCAAAACGGTTGTGTCCAGCATGGATACCAAGGCCAACTGGTCAGACCCTACCAACACACAAGGATTGCTTGCGTATGACAAAGACCCAGACGGGCTTAAACCAGAACAAATCAGACCGCCTGAGTTATCACAATCACTGTTTCAGCAATACCAACTCGCTATTCAAGATTTATACACCTCGACAGGGTTGTACCCTGCGCGCATGGGGCAGGCTGGTGATGAAGCCAGTGGTGCTGCTATTGATGCAAGAACCCGACAAGGTAGTTACTCGACATTTGTGTTTTTTAACTCGATTAATCGAGCTATTGCGACAGGTGGTGAGATAGTCAACGAAATGATACCTCGTGTTTATGATACTGAACGAGTCATGACGATTATGATGCCGGATAAGGGGATGCAAAACGTTACCATCAACCGTCAAATGGATGACTACGGAGAACAGATTGAAAACGATATTCGTAAAGGCACCTATCAAGTACGCCTGAAACCAGGGCCATCATACGAAGGTCAAAAAGAGCAAGCTTTGCAGTCATTACGTGAAGTATTGAAGGCCGACCCAACATCATGGGTATTGATTGCCGATCTATTTGCGCAAAACTTGCCATTGTCCAACACAATCGAAATCACAAATCGACTCAAAACAAGGGTGCCACCTGAAATTATTGAAGCAGGTAAGACAGGAGATATGCCAAAGCAGCAAGGCCCCACACCAGAACAGGAGGCTTTACAGATACAACAGCAATACCAACAAGCGCAAATTCAGCTTAAACAGCAAGAATTAGCGTTAAAACAAAAGCAAACGCAAGCGGATATTGAAGTTGAGCAAATGAGACTTGAAATTGCGCAACTTGAATTGGCAGCTAAAATGGAGAAAGAAAAGATGAATTTTGCTGCCGAAACACACCGCACAGAATCTGATAAGGCTATCGCACATGCAGATAATCTGGTTAAGATTTTGACTCACAAAGTTCAATAAACCAAACGTAGAGAGGGAACTATGAGCGAAATAAGTAGTATTGATGATTTATTGATGGGTGTAGGTAATTCCCAACAGCCGATGACACCGGAACATAAGGAAAAGTTGGAGGCTGAACCGGAAGAAATGGGCGATGTAGAACAGAATGAAACCAAACAAGAGGAAAATGTCAGCTATGACGATGGAGATGACGTTGAACCGGAAAAGAAAGCCTCTCATGATGAAAATGAGGACGAAGAGATAACCGAAACTAGAAAATCGGATGAATCAGAGTCACATGAGGACGACATAGACGAATACGGCAACAAGAAAGAGCGTATGAGCAAGGGTATGAAAGAGCGCCTTGATCGAAAAGAGAAACAACACCAGCGAGAAATTGAGCAACGAGACCGAGAATTGCAGGCTTTACGCCAGCAATTATCGAGTCAAGGTGCCAGTAAGGAAGTTCAGCAAGCTGTCAAAGACTTTAAGTATGACCCAAGTGATGAAGTGTCGTGGGAACAGCAGTTATCTGACTTTGTGAAAAACACAGTCACTAACATGCAGCGTGACGAACAACAAAAACAGCGTGAAGTCCAAGAAAGGCAGGCAGAGCACCAGTTTGCGCAAAAATTTACCCGTGGCATGGAACGTTTCGGTGACTTTAGGGATGTGGTGGGGAGCCAACCTATTGATGATGCCATGACATTGGCATTGCGTGGGATGTCCGACCCATCAGCGTTCATTTATGCGGCCAGCAAGCGTAATCCACAAGAACTTGAGCGCATTTCAAAGCTACCAGACCCTTATGCGCGAATGGTTGAGATGGGTAAACTTGAGGAACGTATGCGTAAAAATAAACCTGTAACAAAAGCGCCAAGGCCATTGGGTCGAACTAAAGAGGATGCGACCGCCAAAGTTGTGCCTAAACAGAAAGACACATCGGGCGATGATCTATTGGCTAAAGCGGATGCAAAACGCTTGGCCGTTGTTAAAAACCGACATGCTAGAAATCGATAAGGAGAAAAGACAATGAGTTTAATTAATGAAATTTTTGATCGTGTTAAATTGGATGCTGAAGATTTAAACAGGCATAACTGTGCTTATGATGCTGTAAAAAGTATTGCAACACTTATGTGTGCAGCCTCTCCAAAATGTGCTGAATTAATGTTAGCACTAAGGGCGCTACATCTTGCATTGATGCACTTTGGCACAGCTTTGGCAAAGAATGATAAATATAAAACAGAATAGTATATCATAAAAATTAAGGTGCTTAATTGGCACCTTAATTTATTTTTTAATTTGGCCCTACAGATAATTTGCCGTAAGAAGTTGCAATACTAGGTTGCCATCCTATTACTTCAGTGATAGCTCTTGTATCGCAATAACCATAAAAATGGTAACTAAAAGGCAGATTTGTAACAAAGTTTTTATTTTTTGATTCACCGGGTTTTAAAGTAAAACTTTCGCAAGAATGTAATGTTTTATAATACTGTGGAGTGTTCGGATTTTCATAACAAATATCAGTAGTTGTACATACCGAAACCGTTTGTGTTGCAGTTGAATCATTTACAACATTATAAGTATGGCGAGCAGATGATACGCCAGGATAATAATATGTAACTTTTTGAAGTGGGTCGATATAAGCAGTGGTATTAACAGCAGCAAAAGTATTGCTAGATATTAAAAACATAGCAGCAAGAAAAGTAATTTTCTTTTTCATGATTTTCCTTAATAAGAGTTTTGAAGTCACAGTCGAAATTGACATCCTCCCATCCATGAATGAAGGGGATTCCTACCGTGGCTGGCAGTATCCTGCCAGCTCACCTCAGCGGGTTCCTGCTGCTGACGGCCTTGGTGCACCGTTCACTTCACAGGCTAACCGGGCGCGCCCCGCCCTTATACAATCTTTAAGCCGAGGATTATACTTTCTGGTTAACAGAAAAGAAAGAAAAACCGCTTTGCGATTGTGTGCCTTACATCGCTGCCATGAATGGCGATGTTTTACGGTATCTTTGATAAAAATTAAAGAGTAAAACTGAAATCGGTTTTACTCTTTAGCGTATGCTTGACATTTGACAAAACCATAACCACAGAGATACTATTTCCTTGATGAGTAAGGGATTCCATCACCCAAGATTTACATAGACGCGTAAGCTGTTAGTAGTCTCCCGTCGGACGAATGAAAAGTAATAGGTGCTCGCAAGAGCAATTATCGAATTCATTTGTTTGTTCAGGGAGAACAACGATGCCTAATTTATTTAGGGAAACTCAATACGTTCTGGATGACGTATTTGTACGTTTCTGGAATAGTTTATCTTTTGCAAGAACCTCAAACCGCAATCTTGAAGGTGATTTTAAAAATCTTCGTTTCGCAACCGGCCAAACCTTAGACTATCGCTTAGAAGAAAGATATTTAGGTGGTGAAGGTGCAAGTGCGACTTCTGAAGCTCGTGTACAGGTCATCAGACCGCTTTCTATTACCAAGCAGTTTCGCATCATGCTCGAATACACAGGTTTTAACTTAACCTTTGATCGCGCACGTGACGAACCTTACCTTGAAATGGCGAATGCGCCAAGAGCAAAACGTTTAGGTAATATGGTTGAACGTTTCATTGCTCAAGAATTTCAAGACAAGACTTATCAAGCAGTCGGAACCCCCGGCGTACCTGTAGACTTCAATACAATTTTAAGTGCTGATGCTTACATGACAGAATTGGCGATTCCAGAAGATGGAAAACGTTACTGTGCTGTTTCTCCTCGTGTTGCAGCAAACCTTTCAAATGACCTTTTCAATACCTTCAACAACACCGTTAATACAGGTGCATTGATTGACGGCTTTGTTGGTCACTTAAGCGGGTTTGATTTCTTCAAGACCAACTTCTTGAAGCGTCAAATCGCAGGTGCAGGTCAAGCAGGTGGCTCTCCTCCTGCTGGATTCCTATTGGGCGGTATTGTAACAAATGGCCCAATTGTTGATGGTAATACCATTGAAGTCGACAGTTTAGGCCAAGCAGGCGGAACACTTGTATTCAGATTGGGTGACATTATCGAAATTGATGATGCTTCCGAAGTGTTTATGGTTAACCCATTAACTTATGAACCTTTGGAACAACGTGCTCAATTTGTTGTTACTGCTGATGTTATATCCGCAGATGGTGATACGGCTATTATTCCAGTAAATCCGACTATCGTTATTGATGGTGCTCGCCAAAACATTTCTGCGTCGATTCCAAATGGTGCGCAAATCCTGTTGAGAGCCTCGCATAATGTATCGCTTGCATATCATACACAAGCTGTTGTGTTTGCAGCCCCTCCAATCAAAGAACTACGCGGTGGTGTTGAAGCAGTCACCCGTTATTCCGACCTCTACAAGTTGGCAATGACCTACTCTCTTGGCGCGGACATCAGAAACTACGAACAGTTAGATCGTATCGACGTTATCTGCGGTGTCGCAATTAACCCTGAGTTTGCGGTTCGTATCTGTTCATAAGCAAAACTTCGTTACCCCCGCAAGGGGGTATCACTTTAGAGAGGTGGGAAATGAAGGGAGTTCCAGCAACGTATCTAGGTCGAATAATCAGTAAAGATAATTTCCGTGCATTTATCTATAACCCAAACGGTCAAATAAGACTGGTTAGATCATGGGAAGAGTTCGAAGCAAACATGCAATCTGGTGTGTGGTTTGCGACACAGGAAGATGCAGAAGCCAGTAAAGCCCAATCCGAAGCTCGTAGCAAACCTAATCCAGTGGGAAAAAAGAAGCCCAGACCCAAGCCAAAGCCTAAGCCAAAACCTCAAGTAGCCGAAAAGCAAAGCGACGAAGAGGATGTGGTAGAGGACGATGACTCGGTGTATAAATAAGAGAGCAGACTATGGCGAGTACCGTTCGTGAGTTTGTATTTCAAATGTATCGTTTGATTACGGCGGCGAGCCCTGTCGTACCTGAACATGGTGACGACCAGAAACTTGCTATTCAAGTGTTGAACCAACTTTTAACGAGCTATGCATCAACAGGTTTGTTATTAACCATTGCTAAAACTGTAACTGTTCCGATTAATTTGCCTGTCAAAGAGATTTGGTTTACTTCCCCTGATTACGTGGGGCCTGTGAGTACACAACAAGAAACATGTACGTTGACGGCAGTTTCGCCCACCTTTACGGTGGCAGACGGTAGCATTTATAGCATCGGTGATGGTGTGTCAGGCGGTGGGATTCCACTAGGTGCAAAGATATTGGATATCGTCGTAAACACGGTCACGATGACTATGAATGCGACGATAACTGGTGCGTCGGTATTGACGTTCTCGCATGAGATACCAACGCCCACCATTGCGTATATTAAAGAAGGCAGGATGGCTAATCTTGATAGCGCATGGCTCCAATTAAGCGGGGTTACTTACCCGTTGATTATCCAAAGCAGGGATGAATTCTTGGCGGCATGGAAATATGAGCCTCTACAGGGCTTGCCGCGCTTTCTTATCACTTATCCCGAAACACACTTGGTGAGAGCGCAGCTTTATCCTGCGCCTAGCCAGTTTTTCGAGTTTTTCTGTCGGGGTAAGTTTCAAAAATTGCCGCTAACTTCAAACGATACGCTGGAAGGATTGCCAGACTATCAGGAGCTATTTTTGCTTTATGCAGTGGCAAAGTATGTGAGTAAGTTTAAAGGACGTAGTGGTGCATGGACGCAAGATTTAGAAACCGACTATCGGGAGTTAAAAGCTCAAATGGAGGCAGCTTCTGAAGTTAATCTATCTATTGTCGGTGATAAACAGTCACTTCTTAATGGCGCGTGGCGTGTCAGGGCAGGTATTTAATGGCTGCCTTACAAAAACAAGATGTTGCTAACATTGAAGCGTTGCCGATATTTTGTTACTACGACAAACAGCGATTCGTACAATTTGGCGCAATGGATTGTGCGAATTGGTATGGTATTCAAGTTGATTCTGCTAAGAAAAAACAAGCTCTTTACCCAACAATGGGTCGTAAGCACGTTCACTTTCTTAATCAAAACCGCCTTATTTTTAATGCCCAACCTCGCGTTGAGTTCAAGTCCATTAACTATTTATACGTGGTGGATGGGACAACGGTTTATCAATATGACTCGTTCTATAATCGGAAAGTTTTGCCAATCAATGTGTCATTGGGTACGCCTATATGGTTTGCGACCCTTGCAGTTGGTACATTGGTTTATAACATGCTGACGGATGGTAATCACATCTTTGTAATTAAAGAAGATGTCTCCAACGTCACCGCCGAGGTGGTTACCGACCCGAATGCTCCTGGTGGCGCTACTACCGGGGGAAAACCTCTCTACGTTGCGGCGTTCGGTAACCGCTTTGTTGTGAGCGTAGAAGGAACACCAGACTTTTATCTAAGCACGATCAATCTTTCTGGTAATGCAGGCACTTATTTTACGATTAATGGTGCTGCACTGAATGGTCGAGCGTCTGGTATCATTGGGCAATTTGCAGTGTTGCACAACCAGTTGTATATCATGTGTGACTTTACGACAGATGTTTGGGCAAACATTATTACTCAAATTACTGTAGGTAGTGTGACACGTGAATTTCCATGGAAATTGAACTCGTCCTATAACTTGGATTATGGCATTGCTGACCCAAACAGTTTGGCAATTGGGTTTAGTATGATGGTTTGGCTTGCTAAAAATCAAGAAGGGCTTGTGTCATTCATGATGAGTAATGGACAAAACCCACAGGATATATCAAGTCAGGCGATTAACGTTTTACTTGAAAATTCCACCCATCCTGACACATTAAGTCCATTTTTAAATACCGAAGTGGACGGGTTTTTGTATCAGTATGAAAATACGATTTTCTATCGTGCAGTTGCAGGTACGTTCGTTGGATTTGGTGATTTGGATATTATAGACAACGCCAATTCCATCGAATATAACTTTGAAACCCAAACATGGGGTCGTTGTATTGAATTAAACGGTGAGCGAAATCGTATACAAAAACACGTTTATTTTAACAATACACATTTAGTCATTGTGCAAGATGATCCAGCAATCTATCAAATGGCAGGAAATATCTATTACAACGAGCTTAGAAATCCTGATCAGCCAAATGACCAAGCGGATGATGCGTTTTTAAAATTCCCAATGCGTTATGAGTTGGTGACAAAGCACCTATTCTTAGAGAATTATTCGGAATTTGTCGATGAATATGTCGAAATTGACTTTGTATTTGGTAATAAAACTTTTTACCAAAGTTGTGTGCCTTTCCTCAATACCAAATTTATCGTTGATGAAGATAGTACACCAACTCATCCTATTTACATGGTCACTGAGGATGATAAGTTTATTATTGCGGAAGGCAATACGCCGACATTTGACGATAACCATTATTGCGATTTGTTTAAGCCTTACATTGAACTTTATTATTCTGACGATGGCGGAGAAACGTACCTACCAGCCGATTTAAGAGAGTTTAGTCCATTAGGTGAGTACCGATGGCGAATGCGTTGGTATGAGTTAGGATGTTCAAGAAACCGATGCTACCGATTAGTATGTGTTTCATCCGCGCCTATTGTTATTTTGGGGGGTGTTCGCAATACTAAACGTGTGAGTGGAGGGGCTAATTAATGACTATCTTTCTGGATAGAATAGACTCCTCACCCATTGCCAACATTTTTGAGTTCAATTATCAATTTGTACAGTGGATATGGGTACTGGTTGATTCGCTTAATGAAAACATGAGTGATATTCAAAATGCATTTAATCTATTAACTGCAATTGGATATACACAAACGCAAATTACAGATATGAATACAGCCGGACAACTTGTAAATGGTGTTATCCTGTATGACACCACTAATGATTTATATGTAGGGAGACAAGCCGGTTCTTTAGTGAAATTCACAACGGCTGCTTATCCATAAGGAGTATGGTATGAGCTTATTCGATATGATTGATAGCTTTTTAAATCCTGATAAGGGATATAAAAAAGGTCAAGCTCAACTTGATAAATACTACAATCAAGCACGTGATCTTTATAATCAAGGTCAAGGCTATCTACAACCCTATAACCAATTTGGGCAATCAGCTTATAGTAACTATTCAGATGCCATGAAGAGGTTACTTGACCCGGCAGAATTGCAGGCTGACTGGGTAAAAGGTTATAGCGAGTCGCCGTCAGCTAAAAATGCTGAGGCCATGGCGCAAGAACATGGATTAGATGCGGCAAGTGGCTTAGGGCTTATGGGTTCTAACTCTGCGCTTAATGCTATTCAGGGTGGTACGACTCAAATCGGATTGGATGATCGACAAAATTATCTTAATGACCTCATGCAGAAATATTTAGCAGGTACAGGTATTGCCGGTAATATCTTTAATACGGGTGCTGGTGCCGCAAGTACCATGAGCGGTAATGCTATGAATTTTGGCAGAAATACGATGGATATGGGTAATAACTCAGCGCAAATGGCATTTGGACAACAGAATGCGCCGGGTAACTTATTTGGAAATCTATTGGGTGCGGGCATCGGCGCTGGTGCTAATTATATGACAGGCGGTATGCCTGGACTCGCTAAATACATGAGCGGTGGCGGCGGGGGCGGCAGCGGTCGCTGGAATTTTGGAGGTTAACTATGGCGCTTAATATACCCATGCCGGATTTGCCGGGAAAAAGTTTGTTACAAGGCATAGATACTGGCTCGACTCTTATGAGTCGTATTATGCAGCCTATTCTTGAACGTGAAAGGCTGAAGCAGGCACAAGACCAATTTCAGCAGGAATTAGCCTTAAGAAAGGCTCAATTCGCGCGTTCAGGCGCAAATCTTGATTTACAACGACAAATAATGCAGCAAAATTTGTTGTCTTTGGAACATGGTAATGACCCCATGTATGACTATAACAAATACAAGCATATCCAAGACCTTTTGACGGGTGGTGATAATTCATCAGGAACGGCAGGTATTGATGCCGGGATTGGAGCTTCACAGTCTGTGAATAATATGGCACCTGAGTCTTCAAATAAAAATAGTAACGCCAATCTTGAGCTAATGAGAAACAACCCATTATTGCGCGGATTTTTTAAAAAAACGTTTGGGGTTGACCCTTTGCAGCAAACTCCTGAAGAAAAGCAACAAGCCGATGTGTCAAAAGCAACTTCTATTGAGCAGGCCAAAGCTAATACTAAAAAAGCAACAGATTTGGAAGATACGGCCGACACATTAATGCAGTACGCGTTTAATAACGAAAAGATTTCCGATATTTTAGACAGAAATCTCAATGCTACGGGGAATCTTCCAGCGTTCCGTAATTTCCTGAATTTGGGCAGTGAAGATACTGGTGAATTTAACAATTTATCGATTCCGATGCAGGGACAGTTGGCTAAACAATTATCGACAAGAGGCGGTGCTGTTGTTGCAAAACTGGCTCAAGGGGGTAAATACAATCTTGCGAAAAGCCATGATTATAATACAGGCATTAGAAAGTCGACCACGAACGATATTATCAACACTTACGATACGTTGAATGATCGATATAAACGTTTGACAGGAAATAATCTACCTCAAAAATTGTCGCCTTTTTATGAGAAATGGAGAACACAAAGTGAAGCAAGTTCACCACCTTCTTCAAAAGGTGGTTACAATCCTATTCAAATGCTTGACTACAAATATGATAGCAAAGATCAATTTATCAATGCTTTTAATTCATTGAGCCCACAAAACAAAAAAATTGTTGCGGCAGAAATGAAACGACGTGGATGGCATTAATATGGCTTATACACCTTCATTAAATGATATTTCTGGAATTGACGTAGGTTATCAACCTTCGTTATCTGATTTATCGTCATACAACGAAGAACAACCAGTTTCTAAAAATGTATCTCAGGATGATGGTATGGTTGATACTTTCTTGGGGAAAATGCCGAGAAATTTACCACAATTTAAACTTGGAACACCGGAAAATAAAGCTTTGATTGAAGATATGATTAATGCGGCTCCAACAACTGAAATGAATATTTTAAGTAAACCGATTGGTTCTGGTTACAATTTATTAAAACAGTTTGTCAAAAAAGCCACTGCCAATACGAAACCGTTAGAACAGGAAGCAGAGCAGGCTGCATTGGATGCCGCTAATGCCGAAAGACAGGCGAAGGTTCCGAAAACAGGTTCCTTGATTCCAAATCCGGTAACGGATTTGGAAAATACTGAAAATGAAATTGGAAAGCATCTTAATATTGAAGGTAATCATAGATCTCGAATTTCTCAAGGCATAACAGATCGTGTGAATTCAGCGATTGATTATTGGAAAGATGCATATGGAAAATTTCATAGTGATGTTGCTGATGCAAATTTCAAAATGCCAGAAACTGCCATGCAAAAAATTGATTATGATTCTATGTCGCCATCACATCTTATAAAAAACTTTGGCCCTGATGCTTATGAAGCCTTAAAAAAAGGGAAAATCAATGATTTTATAAAAAAACAAAAAATGAATGAGGCTTTGGAAACACAATCAAACAATCCTTATCTTAAAAAATTAATGGAGGTTGCTCCAACATCGGCAGATAATAACGCGGCTGATTTTTTAGCAAAATATAAGGATTTCCGTGATCGCACTTTTAAATTGCGTCAACAATGGAAAGACCCTCGAACTGAAGAAGTTACAAAACAGAAAATGGAAGAAGCCTTGAACAAGGCTTCTGACATGCAAAAACAGATGAAAAGTGTTCTTGATGAAGGATTGGGAGAGTTCAAGCCTGAATTTGAGCGTGTTAACAAAGGGTATTCAGAGCAGGTATTTCCATTGCGTGAAAATCCTGTTTTTCAAAATGCAAAAGAGGGTAAGGTTTCTTCGAATGTGATGCGGGATTTAGAAACAAACGAATCCGGAATGCCTCTTTTAAGAGACATGGTAAAACAAGACCCGGAGTTGATGAAAAATGTCGTTGGGCAACGATACAAATTAAAACCCAAGGAAATATTTTCGCCCGATGAAACCATGCGTTCGTATCTGGATGAAATGCCAGAATTTAAAGGTTTGATAGATAAAAAAATTAATCTTTTAAATCAAACATCGAAATTAAAAGATATTTCATTGGCGAAAAAAATGGATCTTGAAAAGCAGTTACAAGAAATTATGGGTAATAGAATTTCAGCAAGACAAAAAATTGGTTATGGATTAGGTGGTGCCGCGGCAACTGCTATTGGCGTGCCAGGCATACGTTACTTAAGTAGAATTTTAACTAATGAGTCTAATCAATAAACACATATCAACAGGGAGTTGATTACACATGAATAACAATGTGTTTAATAGGAGAATTCACAATGCCTCTTAAAAAAGGAAGTTCAAAAAAAGTTATAAGTGAAAATATAAAAGAATTACAATCTACTAAGAAATATCCTAGAAAGCAATCTATAGCAATCGCTTTCTCTAAGGCTGGGAAATCAAAGAAACCTAAAAAAAAATAATTTGATAAGGATATCAATATGGCATTAGGGATAAGGGGTTTTAACCCAATATGGTCGGAAGTGGATTTGCAGGGAAAGCTATTTGACGACACGTTTTATTTGTTCGTGTTAGAAAATAACATCCCTTATATTCCTGCGACTGTTTATCATGACCCGGATTTGGATATACCGTGGACGCAACCCATTCGCTTTTTAGCAAATGGCACATTACCTATCGATATTTACTTTGAAGCCGATGTTGTTTATCGACTTGAATTTCGACAAGGCCCGACACAACAAGACCCGCTTATTTATGAAGTGAATAACTATGTCGCTGGAACAGGTGGTTCAAGCCCTGTTGATACAGTCGCATTTGCATCGAGTAATCAGATAACAAACCCTCAGTTTTCCTTATTGAGCTTAGAAAATCCGGTTAGTTTTAATGTCACTGATCCAGACCCAATTGAAATTGCGCCGGGTTGGACACTTCTATTAGCAGGTACGGGTACGCTTACTATTTCGCGTGTGTCTTTGGATAATTCTAATATAAACCCATCCAATGCGCCGTATGCGCTTCGATTGACGATGAATGGCTGGACAAATGATTCTGTTATTTTGCGTCAGCGTTTCGAGCAAAACGGGATGTTATGGGCTGATAAGATTGTTTCATCTACAGTTACTGCTCGTCTTGAGGGAACCCCACAATCCATTAGCGCAACGCTTGCTGACTCTAATAATTCAGTATTAGGTACAGTCTTGCCATTAACGGCGGTCAATGAAGCATGGAATGAATTTACAGGCTATGCTGAATTACCAGAAACGACAAACCCTGATGATCCCCCATCCGCTTATATTGATTATTTGTTGCATTTGCCGAGTAATATTGATATTTACTTAACGAGTTTTCAGCTTGTCGTCCAAGACTTGCCGTTACAACCATCTTTCGAGCAAGACTCGATTAATCGTCAAATAGACCATACCTATAATCGGTCATATCCTCTTGTGCCGGTTGGAACCATTATTGATTTTGGTGGGTTTGGGCCGCTTGAACATTTCTATTTATGCGATGGATCGGCAAAAGATCGTGTCAGAGATTATTTATTATTTAATGCTACTACATTGAAATTAAGCACTAACTTGGTAACGGGTAATAATACTTTTAATGTGACATCCAGTGATGATTTACATATCGGAATGGCGCTTGAAGGCGATGGAATTGCAGCAAGTACCACCATTACGAATATCTCTGGTTTAACTATTACGATGTCGAACAATGCCACAGCTACAGGCGCAAAAACACTTACATTCTTTGCGTGGGGTGCTGGCGATGGTTCAACAACATTTAATGTGCCAGATTTACGTGGATATGGAACGGCTGGTGCTAATGGTACGTTATTCGCCAATCAGAATGGTGTAGGTCTTCCAGGTGGTGAAGCAACACATACGCTAACGGTTCCTGAAACACCAGCGCATCATCATGCGGCAGTTGGCGGTTTCTTCCGTGTAGCGGGTGCAGGATTTACTTATAGCCCTGTCGGTGCTGCACAATTTGCTGAAGTAGCAAATACTGAAGATACCGGCGGTGGTGAAGCACATAACAACGTGCAGCCTACGAAGTTGGTTAAAAAGTACATTAGGTATCAATAATCACAAGGACGGATAACATGACTATTCAATACAATGCAAATTACATCGAAACAATGCCCTTTAGCGATACTTGTATACAGGTAAATTGTCTTGCTAATGTTGAGAAAACCTTCACGGTTCCTGGCACTGAAACCCAACAATATCAAGCATATTTTGAATACGCATCAAATTCAAATGTGTTTGTTCGCTTAAATGGAACACCTGCGGTTCCAGCGGGTGGAACAGTTGGTGAGGAGCGATACAGTGAATTTAAACCGAAGAAACGCTACGTTCGTGGTGGTGATGTACTCCATTTTATAACACCGGATACTAACGCTTACATCGGCGTGTCATTAAGACAGCTTCAAGGTTAATATCACTCAATCACAAGGATGACGTGATGGTCGATACTATTAAGTTTAGCCAGATGACGGATGGCGGCGACATTGATAATAACAAGAAAACTCCTGGGTTAAAGTCTGGGGGGAATGTCTTGTTTAATAATCCATGGACTTTTTTACCTCCTGGTGATACTGCCTCAAGACCGACGCCTTCGGCTGAGGTGAATTATCGATTGCGTCTTAATACCGAAGAGCAGCTTTACGAGTATTATGATGCGATTTTAGGCGTGTGGACGCAGCTACAAGCGAGCGCGTTTACACAAGGGCCTTTTGTCATTTATACAGCCGATCCTAGCATTCCTGATGGTCAAAATTTAGGGATATTGGCTGATGGTATCTTAATCCAGACTATTACTGCCGGTGTTGCAACTATTGATATTTTGTCGATTCCATTAAGAGGTGCTAAAGGTGGAACAGGGATCGATAATGGAATATTAACAATTGATTTAACCGGCGGCTCAACTGGATATGTAATGACATCCGATTCCAGTGGAAATGCTACATGGGCACCTGCTGGCTATTTAACGGATGCGGTTTTATTAAATCCATCTGGTAATCAGACGATTACAGCACATAATTTGAGTCTTGCGACAGGTTCTATGTTTGCAACATTAGGAACTTTTTCGTCTGGATCTGCGACGGGTGGCGCTCAAGGTAAGTTCACGGCATTTTCTACAACGGCAGCTATGGGTAGCACGACTTTACAGGCAGCCGATAATGCGGGTGATTATGCTAATATCTTGACGAATGCCTCAACCAGTGCAGCACGTACATGGACTCTTCCTGATGCGAGCGGCACGGTTGCTTTGACCGGTAGCTCTGTCCAAACTATTAATGGTGATTCAGGAAGTGCGACCCCAAGTGGTGGGGTTATTACATTTACCGGTACAGGTAGTGGATTAACATTTTCGGCTTCCGGTAGCACAGTAACATTAGACGGTGGGGCTGCATTAACTAAGACTGATGATACAAACGTCACATTAACTTTAGGTGGTTCCGCATCAACTTCGTTAGTTCATGCCGCATCCCTAACCCTTGGATGGACTGGTCAGTTATCAGAAACTAGAGGTGGAACGGCGCAAAGCACCTATACGTTAGGTGACACCCTTTATGCGTCCGCTGCAAATACCTTATCAAAACTTGCTGGTAATATAACGGCGGTGAAACAATATCTTTCTCAAACAGGTACAGGTGCCGTTTCTGCTGCACCTGTTTGGGCGACTATTGATGGTGGTGACATTACCGGTGCAGCACTTACCAAAACAGACGATACGAATGTCACATTAACACTTGGCGGTTCACCAAGTACTGCTCTATTAAGAGCAGCTTCACTCACACTCGGCTGGACGGGTCAATTAGGGTTAACCCGCGGAGGGACTGCGGCTTCTTTAACAGCAAGTAACGGTGGACTTGTTTATTCAACCTCTACCGCATTAGCGATTTTAGCAGCGGGCAGTACAGGTCAAATCCCACGTTCTGGTGGCGCTGGTGCACCTACTTGGTCAACAGCAACTTATCCGTCAGCGGCGGGTACAATAGGTAATGTTTTAACTTCTGATGGTACTAACTGGATTTCGTCGGCTGCAACAGGATCAGGTACTGTTACGAGTGGTTTACAAAATCAATTGACATGGTATGCAGCTAATGGAACAACAGTATCCGGACTTGCAATAGCCAATAACGGTGTTTTAATTACAAGCTCAGGCGGTGTTCCGAGTATTAGTTCAACTTTACCATCTGGTATAGCTGCAACTAATATGAATTTAACAACACCGACTATAGGTGCTGCATCTGCAACAAGCATTACGTTTAGTAGTACAACAGGGATTGTTGGTACAACTACAAATAATAATGCAGCCGCTGGAAGTGTTGGGGAATTGATTTCTAGTGTTATTTCTTCTGGTACTGTCAATCTTTCTTCTGGGACTTCTGCGAATATTACCTCAATTAGCTTAACTGCTGGTGATTGGGATGTATGGGGGAATGTAGGAGTAGCTTTTGCCGTAGGTGGTGGCTCTAATTTTTTTGGATGGATTAGTACAACATCAGCGACAAAACCTGATCAATCCTTATATTCTGGTGGAATACTGGCAGCTTCATCGAGTGAGTTTTCACTTGTTGTTCCTGGGTTGCGAGCATCTTTATCTGGAACCACAACGTACTATTTATCGTGTAATGCAGGTGGTTTTGCTGGAACTAGCCTTGGATGTGGCGGAATATATGCTAGACGTGTGCGTTAAAACAAATATTTCGAAGAATAATATTATCATTCTTCTATAGTTTTAGTTTTATACAAACTGTTATAATATTTAAAAAATTAATTTTCAAGGAGAGAAAAATGTCACAAGCAGCACAAGCAGAATGTCCAGCACAAACACCCGTTCAGGCTCCAAAAGAACCAACTTTAATTATGCAATTTAAAATGCAATTAGAAAATTATAAGATGCAAAGAGAGCAAACAAAAACGCAATTTGAGCAGTTAAATGGTGCTATATTTGTATGCGAGCAAATGATTTCTCAATATGAAAATGAACTCAAACAAACCGTAGTTAAATTAGCGAAGGATATAGTTAAACCTGCGGATTCCTTAATGTCAACTGATAATCTAGGAGAGATTAAAGATGGCAAAATTGACATCGAAGCAAAGAAACAAGCTACCCAAAAGTGATTTTGGGTTACCTGGTCAAGAAAAATATCCAGTGGACACAAAAGGTCGAGCAGCCAACGCTAAAGCCCGCGCCACTCAAATGGTGAAAAAGGGCAAACTTTCTCCATCCTCCAAAGCCAAAATTGATGCTAAGGCCAATCGTGTATTGGACAAAGGCAAGCGTGGAGGTAAAGGATGAAAAAGCAAACTCAAAAGATTCCTGAAAAGAATATCCGAAATTTAGATAGCAAAGAGCCAAAGCTAGAGAAGAAAAAGCAACCCGTTAAAAAAGGCCGTAAATAAATCAAGGAGCGAAATCATGGCTTATGACGATGTTCCACGTAAACCGATAGAAATTAGAGAGGGAAAAGGGGGCGGTCGCGCTGGTCATGATGAACTGATTGCTCGTGCGGCTTCTTCTGGTAAATATGGTGTACGCACAGACGCAGCCGCTGAAGGCGTAGGCTATTTGGGCATGGATGACTTAGACCGTATCAGACGTAAAAGACTTAACAAACAAACCCGATAACTTAAGGAGATAAAGGAATGTCTATTTTAGCGATTGCACGTAACTTTGACGGTGACCCGAACATTGTTACGATTGTTTCGGATAACACGTTAGCAGAAATTACGACTGCTGATTACTTCACGACCGATCCTATCAAGTCGCAAGTTGAATTGTTAAACAATGGTGAATGGCAATGGCAAGATACCGATATGGTGTTGATTTCTTATGACCCTGATTTCATCGTAAACTGGTTTAAATACGATGCAGCTAATGGCGCATTCGTTGCTAATCCTGCGGCTGGTGGTTTAAGCAATACATTATCGAATGGCCGTATATTTGTAGGGAATGCTTCAAATGTTGCAACCGGTCTTGCAATGACAGGTGATATAACAATTTCAAATACTGCTGTCACTGCTATTGGTGCAAACAAAGTGCTTTCCTCAATGATTTCCCCATTAGTATTAAAATACGCAGCGGTGCCAATTTCAGCCACTGAATTCAATGGAATGTATGCAACACCCAAACAGCTTATTGCTGCTCAAGGTGCTGATACGCAAATCATAGTTGAACAAATGGCATTGGCTATGACATTTGGTGCTGCACAGTATGCGGCTGGTGGTGTAGTAGCGGCTCAGTACGACTCAACCGCTCATGGCGCAGGTGTATTAGCGACAGCTACGGAAGCGGCTGCCGACTTTACAGGCGCTGCTGCAAGCACAACATTCCGTTCATTGTCTAGCGTTGCAGTTGCTCCGTTCAGCACAACGGTTGACAAGGGTATTTACTTGTCTAACCAATCAGGAGCCTTCACAACGGGTGATAGTGATTTTGTTGCACACATTTGGTACCGCGTTATACCGACTGCATAACCGAGTCAGACCCTTCGGGGCATCGTCTTTTTACAAGGATTGTAAAATGACTAATAGTGAGCTACAGACATGGATAAAAAAATGTGAAGCCTTGCGGCTGACCATTTACGTCGATCAAACCGGAAACCCCACCATCGGGTGGGGCCGGAACATTCGAAAAGGCATAAGCGTCGATGAAGCAGAGCTTATGTTTCAAAATGATTACAAGCAAGCAGTCTCTCAATTAGAGCATTTCGATTGGTATGACTCACAACCACAAGGCGTGAAAGATGCTCTTATCAATATGAATTTCAACCTTGGCATTGGAAAATTGCTTGGATTTAAGAAAATGATTGCGGCTTTAACCATTAAAAACCACGCGTTGGCGGCGCAGGAAGCGCTTAACAGTCTTTGGGCTATCCAAGTAGGGGATCGAGCCAAAGACGTTGCTGTAATGCTCAGGGAGGGCAAATGAGACGTCTCTTATGTTGGTTAAGCTTGCATAGATGGTCAGTTTCTAAGGCAACAGGTTTAGACCGCCATGTTTGTTTGAGATGCGGCCATATCGAGTTACGATATGGCTCGGAATGAAATTGCAGCCCATATCAATACGGTGAATTGGTTTAAGCATGACTTTCCTGAGCTTGAGGATGACTTTCATCACTTTGCCAATGAGCGAAAATGCAGTCGAATGCAAGGCGCTTTATTAAAGCGTATGGGCGTTAAAAAGGGGGTGGCTGACTTCTTCCTAGCTTTCCCGCAGAACGGCAAATGTGGGCTTTGGATTGAGCTTAAAGTGGATGATGGTAGACCAACCAAAGAACAAAAGGCATTCTTGGCACGTAAGGCACAGCGTGGGTATGAATGCGCCTGTGTATGGGGATTTGATGCCGCAAAGGAAGTTATTAGTTCCTATCTTAAAGATTATGTTCCATGTAGAACTTAGATTTTAGGTGGTTCGGGCAATCGCATCCAGTGAGTAATTCCCAATTGTTCGGCGTCTTCCCAATCACTAAATTGACATGGTCTTATTTTTGTTACTTCTTGGGGGCAGTAAACTATAACCATTTCACATTTTTGAGAAAATTTTTCATTAATACTTTTCTGCAAAATTTATCTTTTTCTACAAATTGTATGGTTTCAATTCCAGCCCATTGCGCAGCTAATGAGAAACCGCCTATTCCTGAAAATAAATCCAATAGTTGCATTTTATTATCCTATCATGACATCATTATATCATGACATCAGACAACAATACATTAAGGCATCAGGATATGATAATTTCAATATTAAATCAAAAGGGCGGTACGGGAAAAACAACCCTTGCAGTTAATATGGCACGTGAATATACCAAGCGCAGTTTGAAAACTCTACTTGTGGACTCGGATAGCCAAGGGTCAGCATTACGCTGGCATGAAGAGTCCGGTGGTGAATTGATTGACTTGACCTGTTTACCTGTCAATACACTTGATAAGGATGTTATCAAATTTAAAGACCGTTATGAGCGAATCATCATCGATGGTATCCCACGGGTGTCGCCTCTGACTGTTTGCGCTATCAAAGCCGCGGACATGGTTTTAATCCCGGTACAGCCATCCCCTTATGATATTTGGGCGACTGAGGACTTGGTACGCTTGGTGCAGGAACGAATCGATATAACCGAGGGGAAACTCAAAGCTGCATTTGTGGTTTGCAGAAACATCAAGGGCACCAAATTAGGCAGAGAAATCACAGAGCAGCTTTTTGCCCTTGGCCTTCCTGTATTTATCCACGGGACATGCCAGCGCCAAGAATATGCAAGATCTGTCGAAGAAGGTCGCACAGTATGTGAAAGTGATACCGCAGCCATGAGAGAGATTGTAGCTATTGTTAACGAACTAGAGGAATTCTATCATGGCGCTAATTAAATCAGGGAAGGAATTTGACAAAAACAAAAATCATGGCAAGCTAACGAAGCTTGCGGTTGATAATCAGCAATATACTTTGCGCATTCCTGCACATCTTTATAAGCAGGTGAAAATGAAGTTGGTCAAGGAAAATAAAAAACTTCAGCCTGTTTTGATTCAGATGTTGAAGCAATATTTAAAGTCATAATGATGTATGACATCAAGATGTCATAATATCAAGATGTCCTAATAGTTTATTTTTATGAGTTAAGTATGACAGTAGTTGCATTTGATACATTAGCCTTTGCAAATAAGCTAAAAGGCGCCGGAATGAATCCATCATTAGCAGATGTTCAAGCCGAGGAAACAGCACGGATATTAACTGAGTTAACAGTAAATCAACTTGTTACTAAACAAGATTTAAAAAGTGCAATTGATGGTTTGAAAATGGATATGTACGGATTTACAGTGAAGGTTGCCATGTTTACAGTTAGTATTTTAGGTGGTATACAAGCTTTGTTTCATTTCATAAAATAACTTTTGGGAAGATGGTAAAGGAGAATGTTTATCCGTGATTTTTATGCCTGACGTCGAACATAAATGGAGTATAAAATGAGCTGTTCAGTATTGTGGAGAAAGGTTGATCCTAAAAAAGGTGAGTATGTAGGTAGGGGAAGCTTTAGAGATATTCTGGATAGAAAATTTGGATTTCCTCAAAAACTAACTTATGAGCATATAGGTTTTTTGGAAGGTATGGTTGCATCAGGCCATGAAGAAGCACAAATTTTAATTGATGCCATTTATCAAGAAGAGCAAATAGAAATATTTTTGGAATGTTAATAGTGCTTGTCTCTTCAATAATAATTAACATGCTTTGTGTTGTAAATGAATAAAATGCTTTTTAACGACTTTTAAGGTTTGGTTATTATTGATTACACATTCAATTTTGGTAGGTGAATAAAGCCAATTTTTTTGGATAATATTTTTTAAACATTCCATGTCCTCTAAATCGTAATTGTTTAAATTGTGATTTTTAAAATGTTTTTTAACGATGGTATGATAAAACAAATTCCTAGACTTTTCGCTTCCTAATGAAAAACTTTCATGGATTTTTCGTTTGGAAATATAACCAGTCTGACCTATCACAGAATATTTAATAATGAAAAGCGGCCGTTCATTGGCTATTGAAAGCAAATATTCTGTTTCAGATACATCAAAAATAAATCTTTCTCTGTTAGACGCTTTGTCTTTAAGATTGCGGTTAGGGTCAATTAATTCAATTTTGCACGACCTGCAATGGCGTGAAACAATATCATTCTTTGTTCCACAGTAAATACAATCTTTCCATTCAAACCAATGGTCACAGCGTTTATCTTCTTTGCTGCCGATACAACGGCGCGCCATTAATGTATTAAGCGTATTGCAGTTAAAACATTCAATACAATAGTCAGGATCATCGTTAATTTTAGGCTGTAGAGCTTTATTAATAATAGGGTTATCAATATCGCCATGACGGTCAAGATTTCCTGCATAATCCAGAATAAGACAATCTGTTTTACCGTCTGCAAGACGCAATCCACGGCCTACGCATTGGACATACAATACAAGCGATTCTGTAGGGCGTACAAAGACGATTGTGTCAAAGGTAGGTACGTCTACCCCTGTAGACAAAACATTGACGTTAACCAAATATTTGATGATTCCAGCACGTGCTTTGGCAATATATTCCTCACGTTTATCGTCTGGCGTGTCACCTGTAATAATTGCCGTTTCTTCGGGTAGTAGCCATTCTGCGCATTCCTGACAGTGTTTAACGCTTGATGCAAAGATAAAAGCACCGACTCGATCTTTAACTATCTCTTTAACTTCCTGCATAATCATGCCGGTTAAGCGTGGCGTTTTGTGAATGACTTCATCCAATTCATTGGCATTAAACTTGCCCATCGAATTAACTTTTAATTTTTGAAAATCATATTGTAAATTTTTGTCTGGATAGCCCCATATTGGCTGCGTCAGATAAAAATTATCAATCAACCATTCCGCAGTAATAGCACACACTTCTTCTTTGAAGAAAAGTTTTTCGCCAACAATAGTATGCCCTTTGCCACGATAAGGCGTACCGGTTAAACCAACAAAGCGAAGCTTATGACCGAGTAATTGAGACATATACGAATAATGGTTAAATATCCGCATGTAGGTAGTGCTTCTATCATTGACGTTAATGTTATGACATTCATCAACAACGATTAAATTAAATGGAATTTTAGAAAGCTTGCCTGACTTTTTAATGCTGCCTCTGACTGATAGAGGAGAGGCAAAAATAACAGGTTCAACAGTGTTTTTCATCCCAAGAGCCGCACAATAAATTCCTGCATGACCACCTTGAGCAATGTAGGTTTCAGCATTTTGTTTGATAAGTGTGCTATTCATTGTTAAGCAAAGTGCGCGCCAGCCAGCACGTTCAATTGCTAATAACAAGCTAGCTATAATTAAACTTTTTCCTGATCCTACACTAGCGTTCACTAATAAGGGATAATCAACTTCCTTTAATCTTTTTTTTAGTGTATCTAATATTTTTTGTTGATAAGGTCTCAGAATTTTAATCATGCTTACTTTCCTGTGAAGAGTGCTTGACGCTCTTCTAGCAATTGTTTTTTAGTACAGTCATTGCAATCAGGTTGCAGCCATTTTAATGGGCCCGTGTTTTGTGGCCCTAGTGTCACTTGACATACTCCACATATTCTTACCATGTTACGCAGCCTGTCGTTATCATGTGTCTGCATCGGTGTCACAAGTGTTCTCTTTTTTATATCCATTTATCACCTAATATTTTATAAATTATTTTACAATTGAAACATGCATCAGCTTCAAAAAGACGTCCACTATATGGTTTATCACTTTCTGGAAATTGAAAAATATCTCTATTAAGTTGTCCTTCACATCTAGGACAAATTTTTAATTCAATGGCATTTGGTATTTCTTGTTTCCATTCTTCATTCATCGAAAATTCACCGGGCGCATTTCACCTAAATTACGCTTAATTCCATCCAAAATCTTTTGGTAGGAATCAACAACAATGTGCATGATTTCAGTGGCACTGACTTCGTGGTGACCTGTTTGCAAGTAATTATCAATATTTTTGATTGATAGATTAATCATGTTAAACAATGAAATTTCCATGAAGTCATGAATACCACCACGTTTTGCATGATCGAATTTAGCTAAAAAATCTTTTAAAAATTGGTGAGCATCTAGCACTTGGTCAAGCGGTGTTATTTCTGTTGCACCATTTGGTTTACTTAATTCATTCATTATTATTTTCCTCAGAATGATTTTTTAAAATAGGCCCTTTATGAATACGCCATGATAAACAGTAAAATTCATCATTAGGTAATTCATTGCAAAAATTACTTATTTGTTTAGAGATAGCAAGTAACAATGGTGGAGCTATAGCGTTCTCTAATATTTTTTTATCATCAGAACCACGAAATACTAAATTTCCGTGGCTTATTACTAAATTTCTGTGGCTTATTATTTCAGTCATAAATACTCCGTGAAGTTCTTAACAATTCGTTGAGCTCGTCACGTGCCTGTTTCCTCTGTTTTGAAAATCTTACTTTCATCTATATATCCAAATATTTCGCTAATACAATAGCGAAGGTGTTTATCAAAAATATCAACTCCATATGGAGTTGATGACACATGAATTCATATTCATGTACTACACGTTCGTAATATTCAACGCGTCTTTTTAAGATTTCAATAACAGAGTCATGTTTGTTCATTTGGTAATTCCATTAATTTATTTTCTAAAAGATAAATAAGCATTTTTGCGCGGGCATTAGCTTCGGTTTCCCCAAATGAATAATCATTAATATCATTATGTTTATGGCGAATAATACAAACCCAATCATCTTTCATTCGCTTAACTGTTTCAGTCCAATCAGGAAGCATTCCGCCAAGTTCTGAAACAGTAAATGCTGAATAATATTCGTGTACCTCTTGTGAGAATAAGATTCTTTCTAGTAAATCCATGTTTTGAAAATTTTCATTACTTATTAATTCTCCATTTACCCAATAAAATAAACTCTCTTGCTTAACTCCAAGCTCTTTTAATGGCTTGGATAATTTTAACGAAACTATTTGTTCAGATAACTCCACTTGAACCCTCCACTTTTATTCAATAGCATTCATTCCTCGTGTCTCGGTCTTACAGCAACAAATTCAAGTTGAACCCATCTATCAAGTAATATTTTATTTGCTCGTCTAATTGAATAGCGATAAGGTTCTAAACGATAAAAACATAATTCCAGTTCATCTTTTGGATGACCCTCGTTATTAATTAAATACAAAAGATCTTTTTCCATTGCGTGTGAAAATTGAAGCGCTATCTCTTGAGCATACGAAGCAATTTGTTTATGTATAGATATTTTGTCGTTCATTTGTGACAGACCTTATTAAATTTACACATCTTGCATTGAAACCACAAAGGCGAGTCATTTATCTTTGAGGGAGCCGCTTCTATATTTGCAATTAAAAAAGCTTTTCTGCGTAATTGCTCATAAAAAACCTCGTCAAAAGTAACTAACTCATCGGCAATATCGCTGCTATCTTTGTTAAGTACAAGAATATAAGCCGTATGTATTCTACTCATTCCCATATACGATTGAATTTGAGCATAGTATTGTGGGTTCCAAGCACGAAGCCCTTTTTTAACGAACATATTAAAGCTCGAATCCTTGGCGGTTTTAATTTCGATGATGGCGAATGCTTTGTCTTTCTTCATCCATACCGAGTCAACGTGTCCTTTAAAATAGGGCATTCCTTCTGCTTCAAGATCCATCCACGTCCTGGTAATATCCATCCCCGTCTGGTCTAACCAATCCAGTATTAATCCTTCAAGATGACGGCCTATGGCCCATGTTCTGCGTGTTTTGGTAGGCACCTCCGATGCTATAGTGCCTTTAAATTCATACCAAATTTGTCTTAAACAATCTGAGCCAATCATTGAAGCCCCAATATAGTCGCGGGTTTTTCTATCATCCCGCGACTGTATTTTGTCTATCTTTTTAGTTAATACATTTTTCGTCACATCTTTTCCTCATCTTAAAATGGAACATCTAGTGATAGGTCGTGCCCCGGGTCATCCTGGAAATAACTGTTAGTTGGAGGAGCAGAGTAGTTGCTTATGGAAGCTTGCGCAATCACAGGCAATCCAGAGCCAGTTTCACTTTTAAATCCCTGCGACGCATGCACTTCTGCCACCCAGTTATATTGCCTACCTTTTTCATTCGGCGCTGTTTCACGAATCAAGAGACCCGCAATCTTGCCACCAAATGACGCTAAGTCTTGGTCGGTTGGTTCGTCAGAATGCTTAGGCTTTATTTTGAATAACTCATATAAAAGCTTAAGCATGTTCAATGCACGATGCCGAGTTTTTGCTGAATCTTTATCATACTGATCTCCACCATAGACTTTTAATTTCTGTTGGACTTTCTGCCCTTTGAAATCGCCGTCTTGTAAAACCCACTCGATATTCAGATATTTAAAACCAGTGTTTTTGTAAACTTGGTTAGTGAAACTCTGAATCTTCGCAAGCGCCTTTGTTCCATCCGGTATTTGCATGAATGATTTTGCAAACGCATCTTCTGCTTTTCCGGTTACATCACCTAATTCTGATTCCCAAAAGCTCATGATTATTTTCCCTCACTTAATTGATAAAAAGGTATATATTCTTTGATAGATTCAAAACTCATTTCCATTTCCATTGGCATATTGAATCTATTTTTGCTTATATGAGCGTCAGAAACACCGCTCAATATAATTCTGTCATCAGTACTAGAAATTAGGCTCCTTCCTGATTCTGTCGTATTAACAAAAGATTTCAGTTTGCAGAAAAATACTGCATCAACATCGTCAATATATACTTCACGACTTTTGTCATGATTCATCACAATCGAGTAACGGTCATAATCATCAAGGTCGGGTGCTTTGTATTTAGTAGTAGTCAAATGCCCTATATAAATTACGGTCACACCTTTCTTTTGAAAATTATCTAATATGCTTTTCACATAACGATGCTCTTGTTGAGCCGCTTGAAAACCTGCGCCATATCCTCCACAAGCGGAATTTAAAGAGGGCTGCTTTCCATTCTTTGATAAATTTTCACCGCGTAAAATTTGATTTACTATCAACGCATCTAACTTTGAAATACTGTCGATAATTAATGTTTTAAAAGGTGGATTAGGAATGTCCGCTAATTTAGAAATGCCTTCTATAAATTTATCGTAAGATTTTACAACACCAATATAGTCAACATTATTCAAGGTACATTCCTCTGTTAAAAAAAACAGAGGTGAAGGGAATTGACTTGCTAGTGTTGATTTGCCAATACCGGGTGTTCCATAAATTGTAATTCGTGGAGCAACGGGAACTGACTTTCTTATAAAACTTAAAATATTATTCTCTGGCTCTTTTAGTTTTGCGTTCCTCATCATAATCTCTCCTTGATAGTGACACTTGCCTTCCCCGGTTTTTTATCGATTAACTTTGCGAGTGTATCACGCACTTTTTTAGGTGCATCCAGCATGTATCTATCGCAAAGCCCCTTATCGATGGAATAAGACACCGATTCTTTAATCGGATTGAAATTATCTGGCAGGATAATATTTCCTGATTCATACAACTTTTTGTTGAATACGTAGGTAATCGGTGTTTTAATCTCCACTTTCCAAGCTTCATACTCGTATGTTTTTTGGCCTTCATGATTGTGACTCATGCCCGAGATAATCATGTCGGTTAATTCTTCTTTGCGGAGGGTAAGCTTTGCTAACTGCTTGTTTACCTTTTCCAATTCCCGTATTTGGGTACCTAACCCCTGAAACTCAACGATATTATAAGATTGCATATTTACCTCTTTACTTTATGTAGTGCGTCGGTATTGACGTAAAGCCAGTTTATAATAATTACTGGAATGTGTCAACAACTTATAATATAATATTTGGAATATTAGGAAAGGGGTTAAAAAAATGACTGTTGATGATGTTTTAAGCTATTTTGGAAGCGGTTATGCTATGCACAAAGAGGTTGGTTTGTCTCCTAGCAATATAAAAAATTGGCTTTCTTATGGATATATCCCACTTCAAACACAATTTAAGCTACAACGATTGACAAATGGTGGTTTAAAAGTAAATGAAAAAGACATTAACGATGAAATACAAGGAATCAAAATTAAACAAGAAAAAGGATACGAATTTTCTAATGCTCATTATAAAGCATTATTTGAAGAACAAAAAGGACAATGCGATATTTGTAAACAACCAGAAAAATTGGCTTTTGATCGTAATCATTCAACAGGAAAATCCAGAGGATTATTGTGTGCAAATTGCAATAGAATGTTAGGATTTTGTAAAGATGATCTTAATATTTTAAAAAACGCATTAGTTTATTTTAAGAAACATAATGAAATT